GTACTCCAGAATGGCTTCGCATCCTTCTGGTTTTAGCGGCTTTGGCCGCCCTGCGGGGGTCCCTACCAAATACGGGAAAGGCTACACAGCGTCAACTGTGTTGCCTAAGCACCAGGTTGCCAGGCCTGGTGGACGCGGCAGTGGCCGCGGAATTGCTGGTCGGGGGGCATTTTTGCCCTCGGGCGCGCCTGTTCCTGGATTGCCGGTCCAGGCGCGTAGTGCTCGCCCTGTTTTCGATGTTATCGAAAACGGGTCCCATGATCACAATGCCATGCTTGCCGAACTCATGTGTCTCTGCAACAGTGGCGATGGTGGTGAATTTTGGGCATCTGGCCGGAGGGCCATTTGCTCATCTTATTCTGCTATCATGAGTGATTTTTGGGATCAGATGGCGAGCCACCAAGTCTCTAAAGCGGTGGTTGGCGGACCTCAACCACCACCGCGGAAAGAGGCGATTGCTGGAGCGGCACTCTCAGGCTTGGATTCCACCGGAAGGGTGGTCTCTAAGACTCGATCCCCAACCGTTGACTTTTCAAGGGTTGGAGGGTTACCCCAGAGTGTCCCTCCTAGCATTGGGGCCGAAGATCAATCCTTGGATGGATGTGCCGGCCCCTCTGTGCCCGTCCCTGGTTTCGTTGTACTCCGCAACTCACCAGGGCGAGCACCAAAAAGTGGAAGCGATATGCCCCATTCTCACCCGATTCTCGCTAAACAGCGCCGTGACACCGAAAGGTGGAGCCACGCGCGCCTAGCTGAGATGAATGTGAAAGTGGTAGATGTCGGTTCTGGCTCCGGTGGAGTGTTGCGCAATTATGCGCGTAAGGTGCATTGCCTCTTTCCAATGGTTTTGCCCGAAGACACTTCCCGCTGGGCCACCCTCTCACCGCACCTGATAAGTGAAGGTGAGGGCTTCCGCTTGAACAAAGGCGGGAAGGTTTCTGAAGTTACTGTGTGCCAGCATCTTTGGCAGTCCTGCACCTGTTTAGGTTCAGGGACTATCGGTTACTTGATGGTCCACTCCGCGTACTATTTAGTCCGCGAGGATTGGGCCCGAATGAAACTTGGCGATAGAGCGTTTGTCGTCATTCACGCCTTTGTGGGTGAGTCGGGGAGTTTCGATGGAGAATTTGATTGGGAGCGTAAGGGAAATTTCAAAAGTGTTCCCTTCGTCACCATGAGCCCCCGTGATTACGGGGGAACGAGGTACTCTCATCCTGACCCTACTAAACTGTTGATGGGCAATCCGGGCGATCTCTGCCGCTTTGCCATTCCAACAGGTTTGGGTGAGGACTCTCTCCATGCGATTTGTTCGGTTGCGGCGGTTATGG